GACATCCGCAAATGTCCGTGTTGGAGTCGACTCACGTAAAAGGGTGAACTCTGTGGTACCTCGAGGGGTGCTCAGGGGAGACAATCTGTCTGTGGAGAAAATCACAGGCTTAGGGCACTCCGCCGTCATGAACTGGAGTATGGACAATCGTCCGTGGGGAGATATTGCGATGAACTACAGTCAGCCACTGCTGAATGAAGTTCCTCACAAGGTGGTGGATGTCGAGTATGAGCTCTACTGCGACATGGTAGCAGAGCCGTGGAAATACGGCGACTGCATCGGAGAGTGGATTGAGTTGGACGCGAAACTCCGAAACAGCGAGAAGGTCAAAGCGTTCTGGGCAGAGAAGGCAGAGAAGGAAGCCAAGGAACTTGCCGAAGCCCAAGCCGTCTGGCGAAAGGCATTCAAGCCCATCGCAAAGAAGTGCGCAGAGATTGGAATGAGCTTCTCTATCTGGAACTACGTTCTCGCCTACAAGGCTCGCAGAAACGCTGCAGCCATCAAGATTCAAGCACTCGTGCGTGGACGCCAAGCACGAAGCAGGATTCCACGAGCTAAGTGCGAGTACTGCGCATTCCCTTGCGACGCATACTTCTGCAACTCTGAATGCCGCGTTCTCTTCGAACGCCAGAGTCGCTAAGTCTTCAAAACGGAAATCGATCGAGCTGTCGTTTTTCCCTGTATTCACAATGTATAGCATCCATAACGCAGTTGACGATATGATTCAGGACATGGACCTCGGAGATCATTATAGGGCAGAAATCACTGAAGACGGTAACTCACATATTGTTACTGTGACGGCCCATGTTAATCCACGGAAACAAGTTGCCTTTGGAGTTGGTATGGAGAACGAGCGAGTTCGCGTTCACATCGTCTATCAAAGTCAGATGTCCCCACTGTTCGCACAGTTGATTCTTGAGAACCTTGCAATTCAATTGGATCCCGACTACTTCATGTAAAGAGTTTCCTGTTTTTTACATAATGGGACTGATTCGCTACACGACATCAGTCGATTCGGATGTCAACTACGATTCACGTAAATTCGCGAACGAAGTTGCAATCTATTTAGCCGATCCAGATGGCTGGGCACAATGGGATACGTTTGTAGTTGGAAAGGGAAAGACGATTCGTTTATGTGCTCCACACACATTGAAGGCGGAAGGATGTAAAGACGAAGAACTCTCGTGTGCAACGGTTGGAGGGAATGAGATTTGGTTGAATGCAAAACGATGGATCAATGGCTCGTCGGCGTCTAAACTGCCGTTGGATCAGTATCGTCAATACATGGTCACACATGAAATGGGACATTCTTTAGGCTATGATCATGTACAGTGTCCAGGATCTGGACCTGCACCAGTCATGATGCAACAAACCTTGGGGATTGGAAAGTGTTCTCCAAATACTGCAGTGACATCGTTAGACCTTACTCGGTTACTTTCAAAATCATCACACCGCTCACAATGAGTGCGATCGCAATGAAATCGTGAACATGCATCACTTCCTTGAACAACAAGATACCCACAGTGGTTGTGGCCATCACAGACAATCCGGACCACAATGCGTTGGTCATCGCCATACCTGTGTTATTCATTGTGAAACGTAGGAGGTACCCTACGGCTGTATAAAACAATACACCGACCGCAAAGAAGGCTGAATTGTCGATACTACGCTTGAAACAGCTCATGGCGAGTGTCTCCAATAATACGATTAAGAGCACATACCAATACACGCGTGGAATACCCATTTATGTAAAGGTGTGATTTATTGCATGCGAGTCGATGCGTCGCGAAGAATGAGTTTGGTATCCATCGTTGCAGGTGAGAAGAAGTTATCGACTACCTTTTTGACGACTTTTTCATCGAAGGGTTTGCATGAAAAGACATCCAAATAGATATCATCGGTTTCCTCAACAAAGTGCGCGCAAATGTTGGAGGTCTCAATCAATTGGACTAAGGTAAATCCCTTCTTATTGCCGGTTCCGAACATCACAATCTCAGGTTTTCCGTAAGGAACCATATCAATTTGGTTGACCAATGTAGAGGTGAATACACCAATGTGTTGTGCAGAGCGAATCGAGGCAGGAATACAGTTGCGTCCGTTCAAAATCAGATGGTATCCCCAATGAGTCATATATTACTATGACATTTAATTGCTGTAAGCCAGTCCGCCCATACCGCTCATAATACGGAAGATGTTATAGTTGACAGCGTAGACTCGGAAGTTGAAAGGATAAGCCTTGCTTGGGAAGTTACCTGCTCCTCCAGAGGTAATGCTCTCGTAGACTAATGTAGCTGTATCAATGCGAGAGAAGTTGCAAGTGCCTGAAGGTTGGTGCTCCTCAGGGCTAATTGCAAAGGAATACACGTTGATTGGGTTGAAGGAGGTTTGAGATTGGACGTTGTTCAAGGATCCGAGCATAGCCGTGGATGCAACCGTTGCAAAAATACTAAGTTCGTAAGTTCCTGCGCCTCCTGCACCAGTTCCGTAGCCTGTAACATAGGTTCCAAGAGGTACGCCTGCGCCAGTGATCAACATGTTCACTACAATGGTTCCAGTTACAGCGGATGCGGTCAATGTATTTCCAGAAATCACACCTGTAAACGAAGCTTGAACTGCACCGCCGTTCGCAAGGGTTGCAGTAGTTGCTACTGCATTGTGAATGGGCCAGAACGCACCGCCTGTGTGGTGTTGGTAAGGTTGGACCTTCCAGAAATAATCACCGTATCGCTCATCGAATCGATCCTGTCCGTTGATCTGAATGCGTGCCTTGAAGACGATGTCGTCATAGGTGAAGGGTTGAGTGTATCCAATTGTAGCCGTGACATCAGAACCGCAATCGGTCTTACGTGCATCTTGGAACACCCAGATCAATTCCTTGACTGGGTGGTTGAGGGTAAGATCGAGACGTCCGGAGGCAGTGTTGATGGTTTGAGGGATTCCAGTCTGGAGCTGGTCGATCAAATACTCGTGGCTCTCCTGTGCGAATCTGCGTCGCTCCTCGACATCGAGATAAATGTAGTCCATGTACATCGCCATGTCCTGGATGTCTGGAAGATTTGCAGCGGCTTGAGAGATGCTTGAATAAGCTCCCTTGCTGACCAAATCAGTTGCAGCTCCCAATGTGATGTTGAAGCGAACCTCGTGGTATTGGAGGGCAATCAGAGGCAATGCAAGACCTGGGTTGCGGCAGAACCAGAACTGGAGAGGAATGTACAAGACGGCTGGGCGACCACCGCAGGATGTGTTGGTGGTATAGGTTCCATTGTAAGCACCACCGACCATCGAGTCTAACTTCACGGAGGTATCAAAGTTGGATGTTAAGCACTCCCATAAGTAGAGCCACTCTCCGTAATGGGTATCAATAATTTGACCACCGATCTCTACCTCAATCTTCTTGAGAAGGATGTATCCAATACGGCGTTGATCGTCACCAGACCAAAGAACAGGATTGGTCTTTCCAGTAGAAGTATCTGGGAGAACGACTTGTACATAGGTTTTCCAGATCAAATCCGCATTGCGGTTGACCACCGCCACGACACGTTGTCCATAGTTGGGCGCTCCGGTAAAGTTGACGCGGAACGCTTCAATTGCAAAGTTCGTATGACGCTTGTAGAGAACCTTCCAAAAGGTAATGTGTGGGTTTCCTGAAATGTATGCATCCTGAGCACCATAAGCGACAAGTTGTAGAAGACCGCCTCCCATTTGTGTTTATACTCTCAGAGGATAAATTCTACTTCAACAGCGTCCGCGCAACAAAGTGTTCCATAAAGACAATGTATGGTGGCAAGTTTCTTGCAAATGGTGCGGACACCTGTGTCTATGACCCTCCGGTGAGTTGTGATCCTCCGAATCCATCCATCGACGTCCAAAACAAAGTTTCACGCATTGTGTCGGCTAATTCCGGTGAACGCGAGAAGCAAGCATTTCTTCAAAAAGTGATACAAGACGTTGAACCTCTGTTTCCATCCATTCGAGACTATGTCAACTTTGCGACGGATTCGTGTACTCCTAAATTCAAGCCTGAAGACGAACAACAATCCTGTAAAGTCAAAAACCTTGCGAGTGGAAAACTTGTGAATCTGATCACGCCTAAACAAGAAAGGGACCTTTGGCGATTTAGAGGCACTCCTGAGTTCAAGGAGAAGTTTCCAACCTACATGATGTTGCTCGCAACTGCGATGAGTTATCTGAATGAGTATGGACTCATGCACACCGACTTACATGCCGCAAACATTGCGTTGATGAACAATAAGTTGGTCGCCCACGATTGGGGACGGTCCTTCAACAGCCGTGACGAGAGAGAGCTCAACAACTATTTGGAGTGGGCCAAAGGCACAAGTGCCCTGAAGAATCGAGGTGAATATCGTTACATTGTACCCATTCTCAACAATAGCGGTTACTTCCAAGGACTTATCAATCAAACTACGAAACCTGGAAAAAAGAAACTACAGATGGTGTTAACTCGATCGTGGGATACCTTGGCATTGATAGGAACCTCCGAATACCAAGGACTTATCACCAAGGATGAAGTCGACAAGTTCTTGTCTGCATTTGTTCGTATTGCAGCACAGAAAGACGGAGACTTCTCTGTGCGTCTGCGTGAAATCATTCCTCTTGCGTTCGTATCGAGTTCTGTGATTCCACCGGCTGTGTTACCTCCTCCACCAGTCAAAGTCACAAAGACTCGAAAGGTGAATTCGAAGCCCAAGCCCAAGAGGACTCGGAAGGCAAAAGTGGTTCCACCTCCTGTGGTTCCACCTGTGGTTGCACCCCCACCTCCTGCGATTTCACCCATGATTGCTCCTGCGGTTCCACCTCCTGTGGTTGCACCTGTGGTTGCAGTTAAGCCCAAAAGGACACGAAAGGTTAAGTCGAAGAAACGCAAGTCAGTTCCCCAACCTGTTGCGGCAATCCCCAAGTCCATGTACGTGAGTGAGTCTGCTCCAAATCAACAAGTGGCTGAACTTCGTAAAGACATTGCAGCCTGCGATCAAGAAGTGGATGAGTTACGAAAGAAAGTTCAAGACATTGCAGAACTGACCAAACTCGGTCCTCGACGAGGTGGAACTCGAAGAAATTCTAGACGATAAGTAATGAAAACGCGTATTTCCTCCAAGTTTGATAAATGTATCAAGAGCGTGCGAAAAACAGTCAAAGCACGTAAGGGATCCAATAAGGAATCCGCAGCGATTGCGATTTGCACCAAGTCAGTCTTACAGACACGAGGACGTACCTTGAAACGCTATCGCAAAGGACGCTTGATTACCCAGAAACTGCTGTAAGGGCTTGCTTGGCCGCTAACTGTTCAGCCTTTTTGCGTGTGCTTCCGTGTCCGTAGGCTAGATGCTTCCCATTCGCATCACAGACTGCAACTCGGATTTCATTCTTCTTAGGATCATTGGATAACATCTCGTAGGTCGGCGTACATTTCAGATCACGTTGACAGTATTTCTGAAACAAGTCTTTGTAATTGGTTGCACCTGTTACAACTTCTTCAATCTCAACATAGGTCTCCATCACATTCGTTACAAAGGCATACACGACCGCAAAGCGATTTCCACAGTCTGTCCACAGTGCACCAATGAAGGCTTCAAAGATGTCTCCAAGTTTCTTTGTATTCGTACGTCCTGCGATTGCAGGCGATTCTTCATTATGACGACTAATAATGTAATACCGATCCAATCCAATCTGTTTAGACAATTGACCAATTCGCTCATTGTTCACAAGCTCTTTACGTGCATCGGTTAGAAACCCCTGCTTCTTCTCAGGATACTTCTTGCGAAGATACGTGGCAATACACACACCCAACACCGAATCTCCTTCAAATTCCAAACATTCATACGATTCGTCCTGAAGGGGCATCACACCTGGTGGACACGGTGCTAAGTGGGCGAGACGACCGTCCGGTGTAGTATAGTCAGTTCTTCGAACATAGGTTGTATGGACCATGGCCGTTTGAAACATGCGTGGGTTGCCCACCCTATAGTGAGGCAGCCCATGCTTGTGAAGAATTGAATGAATGTCCTTTTCAGTAAAGACTCTATTTGCAGAATTATAGGGACTATACGTATCCATTACACTCTCTAGTTTTAGACACGAGGTTTTCGTTTTCCGTTTAAAAATATCTTGCATGAACATCATATATTGATGGAAAAAGCTTTGATCACGCTCACTGCCCGTGTCGTTCGTGCCCATCGAGAGATGGCGCCGTGTATCGCGAGAATCCATACAGGGTTCATGGTAGAGACAAATCTTCAAACATTGGAAAAAGACCTTCAACAACTGCAAGAGATGCTCCGACAAGTTCGAGAAGCACAGAAAGCACCCCCTACTAGGACCTATCTCTCACTCAAGTAATGATTTCAATTCGAACGAATACTCTTCTGCAATCAAAGTGCGCTCATGACGACGCATAATCTCTTTCATTACATCTTCCCCATGTTCGGGAAGAATCTCAAGTAAGTAGTTCTGAAGTTGCTTCTTTGAAAGCGACCACCCCTTTTTCCATTCCCCTGGCTTTTTCACTTGAAACACCATCTTGGATGCATTGAGTTCGATCTTTGCAGGTAACGAGGTAG